AGCGCGGCAGGCTGGCGTAGATGTTCCCGTCTACACGTCTGGAAGGGCTGACGATTGGCAGACCACGGCGGGCGGCGGGCTGGTGGCCCGCGGCGTTGGCGGCGAGCTGACGGGCCGAGGCTTCGACATCCTGATAGTAGATGACCCAATTAAGAGCCGAGCGGTGGCCGAGAGTTCATCTCAGCGAGATGGCGTCTATGATTGGTTCACGTCGGACGCCTTCACGCGATTGACGCCAGGCGGCAGCATCATCGTGGTCCACACCCGCTGGCATCCTGACGACCTCGTTGGCCGGCTGGTCAGCGATGGATGGGGCTTCGTCAATCTCAAGGCCATCGATGGCAAGGGCGAGGCCCTATGGGCTGATGGCGGCTGGACCGTTGACGTGCTGGCCGAGCGCCGCCGCCACGTTGGAGAATACAACTGGGCCAGCCTTTATCAAGGCGAGCCAAGGCCAAGGGGCGGGCAAGTCTTTGGCGAGCCGAGTTTCTATGAGCGATTGCCGGAGCGCTACCAATGCGCCTACGGCATTGACCTCGCTTATACGAAGAAGACCAACGCGGACTATTCGGTCTGCGTTAAGCTGCTAAAGGATGGCGATTGTTATTACGTGGCCGACGTCGTCCGCAAGCAGGTAGACGCGCCGAGCTTCGCGCTAACGCTCAAGGCGATGGCGGCGGGCACACCGGGCCGGATGCTCTGGCACGCCAGCGGCACGGAGAAGGGCGCGGCCCAATTCCTTCAGCAACGCATTAAGCGGCTGGAGGTGGCCAATGCCTCGGCTGATAAGTTCGTCCGCTCTCAAGGAGTAGCGGCAGCCTGGAACGATGGGCGCGTTTTGGTGCCCGATGATGCACCTTGGCTCGATGTCTTCCTTGGCGAGATGGCCGACTTCACCGGGCTCGATGATGCCCATGACGACCAAGTTGACGCACTAGCTAGCGGGTTCACCGCTCTTGCTGTAAGCTCCAGCGCATACCGCGACACGAGACGCGCCCGCAAGTCAATGCCTCAACGGAGAATGTAGATGCCTTTCGTATATTTAGCCGAGCCCGGCCGCTGTGCGAATCGCGATTGCCGGTCTGACCTCCGCACCGTCGAGAGAGTCTTTCAGAATCCAGACGGCTCCGTGGTCTGCACGAACTGCTACACCGAGCGACTCAGCGACGCGGCAGCCCTTCAGCCTGCACCAGAGCCCGAGGTGATGGAGCCGGTGGCCATCGAGCCGCCCGCCCTTGTCGAGCCTGAGCCCATCCCCGAGCCCGAGCCGTCCAAGCCACGGCGCCGCCGCAAGTCGTCAAAGAAGACCGCTAGCTGATGCCTGCTCCCGGCTCACACCTTCGGCGAATATACACGCCGTATTCCGCCGGCATTCAGCCGACGTGGACCGTTGGCCAAGTCCGCGGCGCGCTGCTATCTCACGAGCTGGGAACATTCACGTCAAGCGCTCGGCTAGTCGATGCGATGGGCCGCGATGACAGGTTGACCGCTTGCCTGGAGACTCGAATCAAGGCGCTGCTAGGCTCACCGTTTAGCGTGCTGCCGGCTGACGATGAGTCAGAGAAGGCCGCCGAGATAGCCGAAGAGATTGGCGAGCATTGGTTTGATATGCTCTCAGAAGATGAGCTTGCCGAGATGCTCAAGTGGCGAGTGATGATGGGCTTCGCGGTCTGCTCGCTCGAATGGGAGACGACGGCGGCTTACTGGCGCCCGAAGGTCAAGGTCTGGAATCCAGAATACTGCTATCACCAGCAAGATGATGACACTTGGTGGATGCTGACGAAGGAGGCCGGCGAGGTCCAGATAACGCCCGGCGATGGCAAGTGGATGTTGATTGGCCGAGGCCGCCGCCCGTATATGTACGGCGCGGTCCGCTCGCTTGCTATCCCTTGGTTGATTCGTCAATTCGCAGTGAGAGACTGGGCGCGCTATTCCGAGCGTCACGGGATGCCACTAATTAAGGCGATGGTGCCCGCCGCGATTGACGCGCCGGAGAAAGAAGAGTTCTTCGACGACGTTCGCGCGCTATCGACAGAGACGACCATCATGCTGCCGACCCACGTCACCAGCGATGGCGCCGGCTTTGACCTGGAGCTTCTAGAGGCGACGGACAAGTCATGGCAAGGCTTCGAGCGGCTAATCACGAGCTGTAACGTCTCGATGTCGATTAACCTGCTAGGCCAGAATCTCACGACCGAGGTTCAAGGCGGCAGCTATGCGGCGGCCAAGGTCCACGACCGCGTCCGGGCTGACTATCTGGAGGCCGATGCCGAGGAGCTATCAACGGCGCTCCGTGCTCAGATGCTCAAGCCGATGGTCAGCTTTCAATATGTCGAAGACGTTGACGAGCTGACGCCTTGGCCCAAGTGGCAGACGGAGCCAGCCGAGGACATGCGCGCCAAGGCCGAGACATACCGGATAGCCGGCGAGGCGCTTGGCAAGCTGAAGGATGCCGGCTTTGCCGTGTCAGACGTGGAGAGCTTCGGTGAGAGTCTAGGGCTGACCCTTGCCGCGGTAGGGATGCCCATTGTCGGAGGCGGCGACATTGAGAGCGCAACGCCGGCCCAAGCCGCAGCGTCTGCCATCGAGCTGGCGCCCACCGACTTGGCAACGATTGTGACCGTTAACGAGGTGAGGGCCGGTCAGGGCCTGACCCCGATTGCGGTAGACGGTGACCTCACCGTGGCCGAGTACAAGGCCAAGCGTGTCGTGGTTGGTCAAGCCGAGGGCGAGAAGGAAGCCAGCAAGCTGAGCGACATCAAGCTAGCAAGCGGCAGCTCGGCAAAGGATGCCCGCGGCTTCGTTGAAGGCGTCCTTTATTCTGATTCAGTTGCCGACCGTGCAGCGGAGGCGGCCACCAAGGCAATCGCGCCAGACCTAAAGACCGTCGTCGGCATCATCGAGACGGCGGAAGATTATCCGGAGATGCGCTCGCGCCTGGCGTCAGCCTATGCCGACATGAACCCGGACGACTTCGCGGAGGTCGTCGAGAAGGCGTTAATCTTGAGCGAGCTCGCTGGCCGCTATGCCGTCCTGAAGGACATTTGATGTGGCCCCGAAAGCACCAAGCGTATTCAGCAAGTTTGACGAGGCCATTGAGTGGTTTCTCGCTCGAATCGTTCTTGCTCGCGGCGAGTTTGACGCCATCTCGGACCGGGCGAAGCGGCAAGCTTTTACCGTGTCGAATCTATCTTCCCTCAGGATGGTGGACCAAGTCTTCAGAGAGATTGGACGCGCACTAATGGGAGCCGAGGGCATGAAGTCATTTAGGAAGCGTATGATTCCGATGATGGACGACGACTGGGGCCAGGGCCGCGGCAGGGACGCCGCTGGCCGGCGCATCAACGTAGGCGCGCGTCTCGAAACCATCTACAGGACCAACGTGCTCGGCGCTTATAACGACGGACGACACGAGCAGATGAGCGAGCCGGTTGTTAAGAAGTTTCGGCCCTATTGGATGTATGACGCCATTATGGACAGCCGCACCACTAGCATCTGCAAAGGCAGGGACGGTAAAGTCTTCGCCGCCGATGACCCATGGTGGAATACGAATTACCCGCCGCTTCATTACAACTGCCGCTCAGGCGTGCGAGCGTTAACGGCAAAGCAAGCGCTGCGGCGCGGAGTGGCGAGCCCGGCTGACCTCTGGTCGAAAGACAAAGAGGGCAACATCGTCCCGGCTGGTGACCCGCTCGCAGGCTTTGGCAATACGCCGGACATCGGCGCTAAGGCTGTAGCGCAAGCCGACATGAGCAAAGTCAATGATGCGCTGGTCAACATTTACAACGAGAAGCAAGCAAGGACTATAGACAAATGAGCACCTTCGGAATTGACCCGCCAAGCGATTGGCAAGAGTTTGACGCTGCGGCCATCGGCGCCGGCATTGACCTGGAGGCGACTGGCGGGACCAACGGGCTTGGTAAAGTAATCCGCGTTATCACTGCGGGAGCCGGCGCGCTGGACGTCATCATGGCAAGCTCCAGTGGAGTGACGCGGACGCTGACCGTCGCGGACAACGAGGAAATCATCGGGCTGTTCTCAGCCGTCCGTGCCACGTCAACGGTTACCCGGATTCGGGTGGGCTGGTAAGAGATGCCCGGCTACGCTAACGCCAACAGCTACGCCGCGAGGCGCGGAGGCGGCCCGCTTGGGCCTGCTCCCGTGCCAGCCTTCGACACGAAGTCCATCGTGCTCGATGGCGTCAGCGAGCGGCTAACGAGAGCAGGCGGAAGCGTGACAGGATGCGAGTTTGACTGGAACTCAGCTTTTACTGTCAACGCTTGGGTGCGCGGCACAACGACAGCCGGCGTCTACCTAGCAAGCAAGCAAGCGGCAGGCAGCATCACCGGTTGGGCCTGCGGATTTTACCTCGGCCAACCGCTGTTCTTCTTATCAAATAATCTCGGCGCAAACGTCTACTTGCAAGAGGCGTTGACACAGACGACGCTAAGCGGCTGTTGGAAAATGGTGACCTGGGTTTACTCCGGGAGCGGCTTGGCATCGGGGTGTACGACCTACATCAACGGAACGAGCACCATGCCGGTCCCTAGCGCGCTGACGTATTGGGACGCGCTCGGCGGGAATACAACGCTTGGCGGCGGTGACCTCGACATCGGGCGCTATCCTGGCGGAAACTTCTTTCCGGGCTCCGTCGCTGACTTGTCGGTCTGG